CCTATAAGTCTGACCTTAACAAACTTGCTAGAGATAAAGGATATGCAAGTTATGCTTCCGTAGAAGTTTTACGCGATGCACTTAAAAACTATGCAAATCAATTAGGCGAGTTTAGTCCAGATTGGAAATACGCATTTAAATTAAGAAAAACTCAAAATACTCCTTATAAATATGCTTGGGGTTTAACTAAGATTGTTAACAATGATGCTTTTATGAAAAAACACGGTAACACTCAGTTCTGGGTAGACACAGAAGCATTGATGCGATATAGAAATGATTATGTTAAGTTATACCAAGATGCTCCTTCGGGGAGTAAATCAAAAGTACAGAATGCTTGGAATGAATATCTTAATCAAGTGATTCCATTAGTAGACCCAAAACTTGCAAACATCATTGACATATATTTTGAAAACGATATTTTAACAGAGGTAGGTAATGAGTAGATATAGAAAGACACAACTTCCAACGCCAGTCCTTCCAGACACCGCCGACAAGGGCAGCACAAAAGTTATTAACTATATATGGATGCCAGATAAAGATGGTAATCTAGTTAAAAAAGATTCTGCCTTTATTAAGAAGTCTTTTTCTACCCTATCTAAATCTGCTCAAAGAATTCTTGCCGAGTATGTAATTGCTGTCCAGAATCGTCAACCTACCGATGCTGCTCGCAGGACCGTATTTAATAGTCTTATAGATGCTGCAGTTGCTTCTTACAAAGAGGGCAAAAAAAATACTCCTTGGGACATCTTGGAGATTCAATTAAAGAATGCCCCTAAGACCAGTGATACGGCTATAACCTATACCTCATACGACAAGATTTCCTCTGATGCAATATTGAGTAATGCTGCCAAGCAACTAGGTTTTTCACAAGGTTCATTTGCTCAATTTGGGGAACAAGACCTTGCTGACTTTTATGAGAAACTAACAGAAGCAGCCAAGGCTGGTGGCAAACAAACCCAAGTTAAAATTCTTCCAGATGGAACTCAAGAGACAATTATTAGTGGCGCTGGCTTTGATGCAAACTCTTTTGCTAGAAACTACTTATGGTCTAAAGTAAACATTGGTAACGTTAAGACCCTACCTTCTTCAGTTATTAATCAAATTGATGCCTTAAGAAGTATACTTAAATCTAATGGCTTAGGGTATTTAAGCGATAAAGAAGTTGCTAACTATGCGGTTCAACTAGGCAAAGGTGAAGTTGATTTAAATAGCCTACAAAAAGAATTTAATGCTAAGGCTGCTGAACTTTATCCACTATTTGCTGAACGCCTTAAAGCAAATCCAAATCTTACTGTTAGGGACTTGCTCCAACCAAATATAAACTTGATGGCTAAATGGTGGGAAATAGACCCATCTATGATTGAATTAGATGACCCAGACCTAGATAAGTTTGTTCGTCCAGACGGCACAGCGGGCAAGGTTCCTATGGGTAGCCTTGCTGACTGGACTAATTATCTTAAAAACCATCCAAATGCTGAAAAGACATCTTGGGCTAATGATGCTGCACGAGAACTTGCTACAGGTTTTGGTCGCATAGCGGGATACGGAGTATAAATGGCTAAAGAAACTAAAGAAGAACGCCGCGCTCGTATTGAGAAAGAAGTTGCAGAAGCCTCTGCTGCCCGTCAAAAGGCTTACTTTGAAGCACAAGCAAAATCTAAAGCAGAAGCAGAATCTAAACTTGCTCCTCTTCCAAAGCCAGATGCTTATGTTTATGACTACTCTTGGAGACAAGGCGTTGGTACTCCTGAAGGCCAACTTAAACTAATTAAATCTCCTAACGCATACTATGATGCTTCTACTAATACAATCGTAGACCCTGCCACTGGCGAAAGAACAGATGCTACTCAGTCGATGGTATCTGGAGTATCTACTTCTAGCGATGCTTTATATGACGCAAAGCGAGCAGCAGGATACGGTTTAGACACACAAGGTAGACCTATAACTACATCTAGTGATTCTTTGTATGCTGCTAAATATGCAGCAGGCTATGGTATGGATACTGCTGGAAATCAATATCGCGGTTCTGGAACTACTGCAGATTTATTTACTGTAAATGGAAATCCTTTTACTGGAACTTGGGGTGGAAAGAATTATCAAAGCGGAATCCTAGTTACGCCTAATGTTTCAGGTAATAATTTGCTTAGAGACGGCTCAACTGGATTCACTGGTTTAGGAGTTCCTACAGGTCCAAGCCTAGCCAGAGATACATTTAAAAATACTTTAGCATTATTCTTTGGGGCAACTGAGGCTGCTAAGCCTTGGGCAGATGCTCTTTACGGTGCAGTATCAAAGTTTTATAGAACTGGCTCATCAGTAGATGATTCTTTTAATCTAGCCTTACTTGATGCCCGTAATAATCCAGAACTAAAACCATTTACTGACAGATTTAAAGGCATCTATGCCCTTCAAGATTTAAAGGCCAGCGGTAAACCAGTGCTTGTTCCGACCATTGCAGAGTATGTTGTATCCCAGGCAAAAATGGCAGATGTTTTAAACGAAGCAAATCTTGGGAGTATCGCAACAGAAGAATTTACAACTGAACTCATTAGCAAGGGCAACTCGGTTAGCACTATTGCCGACAAGATAGCCAAAGTATATCAACGTATTGATATGGCTCCTAAAGCCATTAAGGATACTTTGGGTCGTTACTTCCCAACTGTCGATAGAACTACTCTTGCTAAAACCCTTCTTACTGGACAAAAAGGTGTCGACGAACTTGTTGATGAACTTGAGCAGTATGAAGTCCTAGCCGCTGCAGAGCAACAAGGACTTGGAGCAATTAGCCGAGCAGGCGGAGTAACTGCAGAGCGAGCAAAAGAATATGCTCGTACTGGTGGAACTTTCACATCATTACTACCTAAGTTTGGACAAATAGCAACAGCACTACCTACAACAACAAAACTATCTCAGATTTCTAAAGTTGAAGATGTTGGTCAAGTAGGTTTAGAAAAGGCTATTATTAGTCAATCCGCAAAAGAACTTGAAAAATTACAAGAGTTGACCGAACAAGAAGAAGCAAGATTTAGAAGCAAAGCAGGACGAGCAGAACTCGGACTTGCATCACAGCGCAGAGCAAATCGCGCTTTTTAAATAGAATCCTGAGCGGACCTATCGGCCCCGCCAGTGTAACAGACCGATAGCAAGAGCCAACCCACAGTCCCCGCGTGGTCATTGAGGCTTGCGACTAACAACGAATAGAAGGGTGGTTGCTATGAGCAACAACTACTGGGAAGACGAAGAAGACGAACTAGATACCAATGATGGTCTAGATGGCAATGACTTAGTTAAGAAACTACGCAAAGCCAAAAGGTCAGATGAAAAACGTATCAAGGAACTTTCTGAACAACTTGAGGGATTCCTCAAAGATAAGAAAGAATCAACCGTCCGTCAGGTCCTAGAAAAGAAGGGCGTAAACCTAAAGGCTGCACGTTTAATTATGAAAGACTTGGAAGAAATTAACGAAGAGACAGTTAATAACTGGCTTGGAGATAATGCCGACCTATTCGGAATTAAAATGTCAGATGCCCCCGAAATAGACAAGAACAATCTTGCTGCATTACGCAATCAAGATGTTCTTACTCAGGGAGCGGTTACTCCCGACAAAACGCAAGATGTTGAATCGCGCTTAGATAGCGCATCCTCTACCGAGGAAATTCTAAGTCTCTTGCGTTCACAACAATAATCCGTTCATAGTCAAGGAGACTAAAACTAATGTCACAATATACATCAACCGCGAGCACATCTCTCGGTGGAACAGTTGGTGGCGCAGGTCTCGTACAGAAGGCGTATGACCGTCTTCTCGAGTTCGCTCTCCGTTCAGAACCACTACTTCGTTCTGTCGCAGATAAGCGTCCTGCCCGTCAAGCAATCCCAGGTTCAACTGTAGTGCTACAGCGCTATGTTGACTTGGATGCAAAAACTTCAACACTAACAGAGACAACTGACCCAGATGCAGTTGCTCTAACAACCCCAACATCAGTAACCATTACTCTTAACGAGTACGGTAATGCTGTCCTAGTAACCCGCGCTCTTGAGTTATTCTCACTAGCAGACGTAGACCCAGCAATTGCAAACATCATTGCATACAACCTTGCTGATTCTATCGACAAGGTTGTTTCAACAACTCTTATCGGCGGAACTAACGTAATTTATGGTGGTAGCACTGCTACAAGCACCGCAACAATTACTGCAGCCGCAACAATTGATTCAGCAGACATCCGCAAGGCTGTCGCTAAACTCCGTGCTAATAAGGCCAAGGCTCGCCGTGGTTCTTACTACTGGTGCGGTATCCACCCAGAAGTTTCCCACGACCTGCGTGCAGAGTCTGGAAACCTAGGCTGGAACTTCGCTCACATCAACTCTGACCCAGCCGTTAATAACGTATGGGCAGGAGAAATTGGCGATTACGAAGGAGCATTCTTTGTTGAGTCTTCTCGTTTGCCAAATGCTAAAGATGGCGCAGACCAGGCTACTCTTGCCACAACCGCAGTAACCGTTGCAGGTACATCAGCAGGCTTCACCTTCGGTGTTGCTTCTTCTGCTGTAATTGCAACCCGCGCTGAGGTTGGCGACAAGATTTCTGGAACTGGCATTGCATCTACTGCAAAGATTACTGCTATCTCAACTTCAGGTTCAACAACAACCTTTACAGTTGACGTAGCAAATACTGCTGCAGTTACTGTCTCAACAACTGTAACTGTAACTCCAGTAACACGCGTATTTGATACTATCCTCTGCGGACAGCAAGCACTTGCTGAGGCTGTTGCAGAAGAGCCACACATTGTTATCGGAAACGTAACCGATAAGTTGATGCGCTTCCGCCCAA